CTATGGAGCAAAAACCTGTAAACACAGCAATCTCAGTGTCAGTCCAAGTGTTATAGAACACAGTCTTCCTTAGTATTTTGAAGTTATCCGCTTCTGTAGACAGATTCTTATTAGCTACCTGAGCATCGGGCATACACCCCGAAACAATCAGTGCAAAAAGGACTGTTAATGTAGTCAGCCTAAGTGTCATATCTCTCTCTCCTTATGGTTTATACGTCATAGGGTAAACTAAGTCAAGTCTTATACACCACAAGAACCCCCAGAGCCACTGATGTCACAGATGTCGTGTGTCTCAATATGCTCCTCGAACTCCTCTCCTAGTTTATCTACAGCTTCAGAGTAAGGCACTGGTGTCAAAGGTTGGCCCCCACGAGAACCATCAGGGTAGCAAGTGAAACCACGAAGACGGTGGGCATACTTAGCTAGAGTACCTGCAAACTTCTCTACTGTGTCCTCGTTGTTGTGCTTAGTACCCCATGCTGGCAGGTTAATAGTAGAACTAATAGCCATATCAACATAGTCCTGTATATCAGCTTGAAACTTAATCCGACGCTCAAAGTCATAGGCGAGGTCAAGAGAACTCTCTACACTGTCAGGGTCAACACCATACTCATCAATTAAGACTTGTGCAGCACTATCTACGACATATTGGTAATGCCAACGATTAGAACCCTTGAGGTAACGTCTCTTATAAGCTACAGCAAAGATAGGCTCAATACCAGTGCTTGTACCTGCTAGGATACCAATAGTGCCTGTAGGAGCTACGGCACGATTAGCTATAGGTCGTGAGATGTTAAGACGATCAGAGAACTTAGCAGATACATCATCACTGACCCCTTTGTATACAGACAACCACTGGTGAAGTTCTGGTGTTACCTCATACTTATAGCCTTTCTTAATAAGCCACTCATGTACACCCATAAGACCTAAACCAAGGCGACGGTTCTTAGCTCGTACTAGGTCTACCTTATCGTAGGGCAGTTGCGCCTTTAGGGTGCCACAGATAAGGAACATAGTACCTAAGCGTACAACCTCAGAAAGCTCCTCTACGCTTTCTATGCGACCGAGGTTAAGAGAGCCAAGGTTGCACACATCACTGTCATCTTCAGAGGTAACTTCCGTACATGCGTTTCTTAGTGTTTCATTCTCCTTATTGAAGAAGTTAAAGGAAAAACCCGGCTCTGCTGACTTAAGGGCCTGTTTAACATTCTGTAGGAACACGTCACCATAGTCACCGGTCTCGTAATATTTAAGCAACCATTCAGTGTCGTAGTTAGTAGAGATGTTGGTCATGTCAAGGGGGGCAGGGAAGTTAAAATCCTGCTGTTTAATATCCCATAAAGTCTTACCTGTGTTACCTACAGGCATCGTATGCCAGTCCTTACAGTGCAAAAACTTATAGATGTCCCCATGCTTCCAGTTAAGAGAGGCATAGATAGCACTACGTCGAGAGCCCCCTTGCATAACACGACGACCTATCTCATTAATCATAATCATCTTAGGAATAGGCCCGGAGGCTTGCCCCCCTGTACGCTGTATAGGAGAACCTTCAGAACGATAACGGGAGTAGTCAACGCCAATACCCCCACCAGTCATAAGGCAACTCTCAGCTTTCCAAGATAGGTTAGCCCAATCCTCTCGTGTATCCTCTTCAGCCCGTAGCAGGTAGCAGTTATTAAAGAACTTATTAGGGCGACCGGCATAGTACAGGTAACGACCGCCCGGTATAAACTTCATGTCTCGCATGAACTCGAACAGCTTTTTCTGATCCTCTGGGGATGCTGACGACCCAGCAGCACTCATAACATCTTCTACGAGAGTTCTACATAGAGATTCCCAAGTCTCCGCACCCTCGTGTTTATATTTTTGATTAAAGATGTCCTCAGAGAACTTGCTTCGGAACATAGGGTTTAGGTTAGATTTGTAGCTCACTCAATTATCCTTTTTGTTCTTAAACATAAACACCTTATCTAACCCTACAGACATATAGGCTAACACACTGACAGTCATGCACAGAAGGAGACATAGGGCATGGAGTATAAAATATAAAACTAAGATCTGCAATAGGGTAAGCTCAGGTAGGCCAAAAGTGACCGCCACGTAATTCCACAGAAAGAAGGAAGCCCACACTGTGATGCTACATATAATAAAACCCCAAAGTATGGAAACAAGGATACTAGTTATGTGTTTCATATTAGTTGTCCTCTTGTTTCTCTAAGTATTTAATTTCTAACTCCCAGTCAGCACTTATCCAATCTATGTCCCTTAATAAGTCATTCCACCAATCTTTGTACACCTTTGTTCCATCGCGGTAAGGGCATTTTTGACGAACTGAATACCAAACAATACGTAAAGCTTCTTTAGTTTTTTCGATAGGATCTTCAATATAATCCACATAAGCCATTTTACTGATTACCTTTGCCTCTTGAATCTTTGTCCTCACCTAACCACACAAGGCGGTCAATGTCTCCTCTATTGATCCCTATATCTCTTAGCTCACGGTCAGTCATTCGGTTGAGGTGCTTAATAGCCTCCCTGTGCTCTCTCCAAGTTGCCAAGTAATTAACGTATCTCCAAAACCAACTCATCGGTTATCTCCACTTCCTTGCAAAGTACCACGTTCATAGCGACTAAGTAGCTTCTTCCTGTTCTTTTTGACAGTCTCTGACGGATCTAAGAATAGAGCTCCGTGTAGAGCTACCCAATAGAACATAACATCCCCTAGTTCCTTCTGTATAGCCTCTTTGTCTAATGTTCCATCACGAAAGAATTTCTTGATCTTCTCAGACACCTCCCCAACCTCACCTGCGAGTCCTAGTGAATTCTCTATTAGACGATTATCCTCTTTAGTAATAATCAAGGACTCTACAAACTTTAAGTAGCCGTCCCAATACTCTCCCCACTCAACTGCATTGCCTTCTTCATCTTCAACCCAAGAAAAATCCTGAATCGTAAAACGTTCCTTCATCGGTTATCTCCTTTTAAATAGTTACCAATGTAAACTATTAGTTTACAAAATGTTGTTCTTGTAAAGACTTTTCCTGTTCAATAGTGTCCATAACACTAACAGCTAAAACCAACATCATGTCTGTGTTCTTTTTTATCTCGTGTACTAAGAATGAGATGTAAGCCAATAGAAAAAACATTAGTGCAAGAAGAATAAGAATAGCTACTATCAAGACTTCCCTCCAAATTGTTTATCGTTTAAAAGTTCCTTAAGGTAGGACCTTACCTCATCCTTACCCCCGATCATAAGGACAACACGACAGAAATAGTAAATTCCTTTCTTGGCATCGTACAAGTGAGAGGTGCCTTTCTTGTCTCCCCAACGACACAGAGCCTTAAACACATCCTTCAAGTGTATAGAGTATTCCTTCCATTTGTTTAAAGCTAGGTACTCCATCTGGTCATTAGTTGTCACCCACTCAGAAAAGGGCATATCATAGTAAGAGCTAGGGCCCCCTTCTGGTCCTGTATCAGACTTTAGGGTTCCTTTTGAGGACTCTGCTGCGCGCACCAGTCCGGGTACCACTTTCCCATCGTCGGGCACTACGGAGGATTCCAAAGGAAGCTCAAACTGTTGTCCTAAACAAGCCAGTTTATCTAAAGCTTCCTGCTGTTTTAATTTATCTTCCATATTCTTTCTCCAACATATTCAAAGAGACAAATTGGGGTTCGAAAGTACCATTGTCAACGTCCCTCATCATAACCACACCATTCCACCAGTTTAGGTTCGCTTGCCCCGCCCAAGTTTCCTCATGTCCTTTGTAGCAGCCAACCACCATACCAATACTACCCGCACCATCCTTAAAGTACACATCACGTTTATGAGAGTGACCGCATACAGAACTATTGTGACGATTGTTAATGACGGAGTAGGCATGGTGAATACCAGAAGTAGCAGTGCCGTAGTTACCAGAACTAAAGAAATGAGCAAAGTCAACACCACAGTAGTTAGCGATTGCGGGGGCGCTATTGTAGTATTCGTGGTAGTCATCGAACCAGTGGTCTGTTTGAAGATGCCCAAAGGAAATCCCGTAGCCTTGTCCCGTCCGATCCTCGTTTCGGGGGTTCTCAGCAAGTGCCTTTTTGATTCTATTTTCATGATTACCCTCAAACCCTACCCAATGCAGTTTCTTACGCTTAAGTCTCTTGTGTGGTGCCCGAAGGCGTTCCATAGCTTCGTTGTAATGGTTGATGTCGTTACCGTAGTTCTGCATTACTACAGCCTGAGGGTATCGAGTGTCAAAGCTATTGAGACTACACATATCAACCCCATCACCTAAGTCAATAACTAGGTCAGGTTTCTCATCAGCAATGTAATGGCCTAACCAGTCAAAGCGTTCATTACCTACTGACGGGTCTGTATGTGCGCAAGAGAACACCAGAATGTCTTTAGTCATTAAACAAGTCCTTCATAAGACTTTCGTTCTTAAAGTCGTGGTCTTGATTAGGTGCCACAATTAGAAACATAGCCCTAAGAATCTTAAGAGCCATCTTTTCTCTTGCCGTGAGTACATCTTTAGTCATACTCAATTACCTCCCCTTGCTGATCTTGTAGGTATACACCAAGGTAAAATAAGGCGTCCTCTAGGTTAATGTTGTTAGTCTCTAGCAGTTCAATAAGCTTAGTCATCCTTAGTCTCCTTAACAAAGAGTTCACAGTCCTCAAGAGGTTCGCCTGAACGGTACTGACTGCACTTCCTTGGTCCTTCTTCGTGATGACAGTAGATAGCGTGTCCTTCCACGAGATTTCCAAACTTACATCCTGAGGGTTTAGGTTCCTCAAATAATTCTACTAGGTTAAACATCCCTTAGTCTCCTTTTGTGCTTCTTTGATCCTATCTTGGGCTATACTGAAGTAGGTCTCATCTCGTTCTATACCTATAAGGTCTCTTCCTTTTAAGGCTCTAATAATCACCATCATACTCCATGAAGGCGATCAATGTGTCATCTGGAAGTTTTTGCCAAATAGAGCCATGAAAGAATGGTGGATAAACCTCAAGTGTGTTGCTTGCGTCCTCTGCGTCCAGCATTTGTATGCCAGAATCGTAATCATCAACGGCAAGGAATAAACCTGAAGATATGCCATCGCTACACACAACAACCACCTTGTCTCCTGAACTTGGTTTTTCGTCTTCCCATTTATTCCACATCTCATATCTCCTCAATTCTCATCTCAACTTCGGGTTCCTCAAGCCATTCATCAGGTATAACCTTGTCAGCATATAGGAACCCATGACGCTCACACCAATCAGCATAGGAAGTATTACTACCTTTGTTGATCTTAGCTTTAGAGTTAGTGAACACGAACCTAATTTCTAGCTTAGGGTACTGTTCTTTAATCTTCAAGTGCTTTCGTCTATCAGCAGGTACAAACCTACCCTTAGTTTCTATAATGATACCGTTACTACCGATCATAAAGTCAGGTGTATAGGAACGCCACTGGTGATCCTCCCACTTGATCTTGTGCCTCTCATATTCGTATGGGATACCTTTGTCCTCAAGGTACTTACAGTTGTCATCCTCAAGACCTGAGCGTACCCCATACTTTAGTTGTGATGCCTTACGTTTGTTCAATAGGAGGCTCCCACATTTCACCTTCATACCTGCGTAGCCACAAGAGCCTAGCGTTCTCTAGTAACGCCTCTGTGTCACCTTTGTACATCTCTAGCGCCTTCTGGTACATCTCTTGTACTG